TTCATCAAGTTCATCGTATGGACTAGCTGGTAGCTTTACTTGATTAAACTTTGATTCTTTATCTTCTTCTGGCAAATCTTCACCAGCATAGATATACAACCCAATACCATGTAATGCGATTGCTTTAGCTAGACAGCGTTGCATTGCTGTATTAACTGCCATTGCGTCAGGATTAACGATTGCTTTGTTACGAAAATCAATTACTGGTAGCTGTGCAGTCATTGTTTTACCAAACGCTGTTACGCTACAGAACACCATAAGCGTTTCACCAAACTTAATAGGTTCACCATAAGTCCATGTAGCTGTTGGATCGTTTTGTAATAACTGGTCAACTGCCCATGCCCATGATAAATACGTTAAGCCATTTTTTTTTTCTGTGTGTGCATTTACGTTAATCTTGCTTAGTTCTTTAAAATTACTCATTTTCACTCTCCACATATTCAAAATGATTTTCACTACAGCAACTTTTTTGTTCGTCAGATACTTCGTTGCCACAATATACGCAAACTTTAATCATGTCTGCCATTTTTAATTCATCCATTACTTCTGCTTGAAATTGTTGTTGGCACATTACCAGCTCCTTAACCAAAGCATCATGGCTTCTGGTTTTGCATTTTTACTTAACAGTTCTTTTTCTGTATATAAATCGTAATTGTGCAAACCATAACCAGGTGATACATATTTATTACGTTCGTTATAATGTGGCAAATAGATAATTCCATTTAACACAAATGTTTTTTTACTATACAAATCACATTTCATTCTTCATCTCCAAAAAAATATTCACCTAGTGCTGCCATTACTGCAAATAAAAACAAACCGATTAAAATTAATATTAAGTTATCCATTATAACCATCCTCTCTTTCTGTAAAGCTCTGTAAGTTCATTGTAAACATCATCTAAGATTGCATTACTTAGTATTGGCATTAAGTCCTGCGCTCCTGTAATATCTTCTATTGCCTCAATTTGAAAGCCAAAGTCTGATGTGTAACTAAAATAAACATCTAGCTTTACATTAAATAATGTTACAGTTTCAAGCTCTAATGTTTTTTTGTACTCTTTAAAGTTAATCATTTTTTCTCTCCGTTTGTTTACTGCATGTATGTAACTATACACGTTCTAAATAAACGCATAATACTTTATACTTATATGAAAATAATGTTTAATAAAGAAAACTTATCATGCGTAAATTTGCTAGAAAAGACAGCAATCACAAAGAGATTATTCAAGCGTTACGCGATTTAGGTGCAACTGTATTTGATACGGCCGCGCTCGGAAATGGGTTTCCAGATTGCGTGGCAGCTATAAGAGGTAAAAACGTGCTAATAGAGATTAAAGACGGATCGCTGCCACCAAGTAAACGTAAGCTAACACCTGACGAGCAGAAGTTTCATGATACTTGGCGCGGATATGTAGTAGTGATAAATTCTGTTGATGAAGCTGTTGAACTAATTAAGAATATGTAATATCATAGTAACAAGTGGCATGACCAGTAGCGTGAGCAGACGTTGTAGGTGATGCCTCTGGTGTCAAGGGTAATTATTGCGGTGGCTGCTCCCATCGTGGTAGTTACCCTTTTTTATTGCCTGGAGTTTATATGAAATGGTTTAAACACGATTCAGATGCTGGCAGTGATGCAAAACTACGCAAATTGCGTATGAAATATGGCGCACAAGGTTATGGTATTTATTGGTATTGTTTAGAACTAATTGCTCGAAATGTAGATAAAAACAATCTTACTTTTGAGCTTGAACATGATGCAGATTTAATTGCAGATGATTTTAAATTGTCAGCAGAACTTGTGCAAGAAATGATGACTTACATGGTAAATTTAGGTCTTTTTGAAAATGTAAATGGAATTATTACTTGCTTAAAAATGGCATCAAGAACTGATGAATATACACAAAAATTATTAATAGCATCAAGCACTTGCAAAAGTGTCGGGACATTGTCGGGACAAAATCCAGAAAAGTCCGTATTAATAGAAGAGAATAGAACAGATAAGACTAGAAAAGAAAATAATAAATACATACCACCAATTCCTGCGGAATTACTTACTGAATGGAAGCAACATAGAAAAAATAAACCTGTTACAGAGCGTGTAATTAAAACAATAGAATCTGAAGCTAATAAACTTGGTTGGTCATTAACGCAAGCTATCGAATGTTGCTGTTCTAATTCATGGCAAGGCTTTAAAGCTGAATGGGTAAATAAATCTAGTAAGGTTGATGACAGGCAATCAGTTACACAAGCAGCATTTGGTAATTTATTAAACAGATATGCAATTACAGAAAAAGAGGTGTTTTAATGAAAACAACAATAGGAAATGCAACGATTTATAACATGGATTGCATGGATTATATGAAGTCATTGCCTGACAATGCTTTTGATTTGGCTATTGTTGACCCGCCTTATGGAATTGGTATATCAAATAATCCCGTTCGTCAGCAACATGAAAAAAAACAATGGGATAATGCAATACCACAAAAAGAATATTTTGATGAATTAAAAAGAGTAAGTAAAAATCAAATTATTTGGGGAGGAAATTATTTTTTTGATTATCTTGGAAACACTCAAGGTTTTTTAATTTGGGATAAAGTTCAACCACATGATTTTAGTTTGGCAATGTGTGAATTTGCTTGGTCAAGTATTCAATATCCTGCAAAAATGTTTAGGCAATCTGTTTTATTGGAAAAAAACAAAATTCACCCAACCCAAAAGCCAATTAAACTTTATGAATGGTTATTAACTAATTACGCTAAACAAGGAGATAAAATAATAGACACGCATTTAGGTTCTGGTTCACACGCTATTGCTTGCAATAATTTAGGATTTGAACTTACAGCTTGTGAATTGGATAAAGATTATTATAAAGCAAGCATTGAGCGTATAACTCAAGCTAATCAACAAGTGAGGTTATTTTTATGAACGCTTTGCCTATTGAGTGGATTGAAAGAATCTTTTTAAGATTACATGGTCGCTTTGGTAATAATTTTATAGACAGATTTAAAAATGGTCAGAAAGATGCACAAGGAAATGATTTAGGTGTATTAAACGCAAAGTATGTATGGGCAGAAGAATTATCTGGAATATCTGCTGACAGGATTAAAGCGGCATTAATGCACAATTATGAGTATGCTCCGTCATGCGATCAATTTAAAGCGCAATGCAGGACTGTTATGCAAGCGCACAGCGATTATAAAGCGTTACCTAAGCCAAAAGTGTCTGATGAGCAGCTTGCGGTTATACATGACAAGATGTCTGCGTTTACTAGCAAAAAAAGAGATATGAAGCTTTGGGCAAAGCGCATAATAGAAAACCCTAAAACATATCCAGATATTTCGTTAAGAATTGCTAAAGAAGCATTGGAGATTAAAGATGAACTGGCAACTAATACTTTTACAACTTAGACGCAATTACAAGCCACTAGCAAAGATAGCGCGTGAATGTGATGTGCAACCATCCAGGCTTCAGAAAATGGCGCGTTATGGCGTTAAATCTGATATTTCTTACACGCTTGGATCAAAATTAGTTGAATTACATAAAAAGTATTGCATAAACCAAAATATGTGATATATTAGTAATACGTTTTAACCACACATGGAGAGTGAAGATGAAAAAACTACTTATCGCTATTAGCTTATTGGCTATCTCTGCAACAGCTTATGCTGCTTGTTCAACCAATCAATATTGGATTAATGGCAAACTTGTCATTTGCCAAACCTGTTGTACTGGTAACAACTGCCAGACAATCTGCTTTTGAGGTGCATCATGAACAAAGGCGATAAAATCAAAGAAGGTTTGAAAATTAAAGACAAGATACAAAAAGTGTTGCTAAAAAAAGCAATGAATTTTGCTGAGCTTGTTAAGTATTTTGACATTGATAAAAAGTCAATGAAAAACTACCTAATGTCTTTAAAAGCTCAAAATGTAATTGTTCATTATCCTGGCGATATGGATAAACACATCAACATTAGACGTTACGTTGGCGTTCCTAATAAACCTATGTTTAGTGATTTAATTAAAGAGCAATACAAGCTAAGACGTTTAGGCAGCTCAAAAGCTAAAGAAAAAAAAGAGCGTGAAAAAATTGTAAGCACTGACAAGATGACGGTAACAGTTATAAGCTGTAATGATTATCACACTCGCGGATCGCACAGCAAACAATCTGCATGGATTGGCACTACATTTGGCACAATGGATTACTAATATGAAAGATTATCCAATGCTAACAGTGGTGTGTGTTGCTTGCGTAGGCATGGTTTCAGTGATGATACTAGGTCAATGGTATGACAAACTCACTTATGAAACAAAAGTAAAGCTTGTGCCGTGTAGCGCAACTATTCAAAACATGGCACGTAACTTAAACGTAACTTTATTAGATATGTGTGAGGTGGAGAGATAAGATGACACAAAAACACAAATGGCATGATGTGCTTATTGCAATCGATGAAGGTAAAGAGGTTGAGTTTTTTGACAGCGCAGATGGTTGGGTTACATTGACTGACAGTGAATACTTAAACCCTTTGAGATACTCAAATAAAGAATGGCGCATAAAGCCCGAACCAAAGCCTGATGTTGAGTTGTGGTATTACTGGAATAATAACCCTAGTGCTGGTATTTGTTTAGATAGTGAGAGCAGTCAAGAATGGAAACACGCAATAAAACTTACCTTTGATGCTGAAACTAACGAATATAAATCGACTGAGGTGGTGAAATGAGTAAGAAATACCCTAATGATGATGTGCTTTTAGATTTATATACAATTCATGCTTACATTCCTAACGATGAAAATGGAAATCCGTTAACACCATTTGGGAATTTTTGTGAAGGTCACAAAGCTGCTTGGCAACACCAACAATCACGCATTGATGACCTTGAAGCGCAGTTGGCAATAGCGGTTGATGCGCTTGAGTTTTACGACAAGTGCGACCACTTCATTAACAAACCTGATGGCAAAGTAGAACTTGTTGACCACGGGTGCAAAGCAACCGAAGCCCTCACACGCATTAAACAATTACAGGAGAAATCATGAACAAACAAACAGAAGAAGCGTTACTACTGGCGATTGAGGTTATTGACGCTATGGAATACCACGAAGACCTGATTGAGTATGACGCATGGAGGTTAGAAAAAGATATTGATTTAGATAAAGTTCGTAACGCTTGCAAAGCAGCATTACAAAACACGAATCCAATTACTATTAACACGCTGCCAATAAAACCATTGGTGCAACAACCATCATTTACAGTTTCAAATACAACACAACCTTACACCAGACCAACAAAGCCATTGAGTGATGATGAGATAGAAAAAGTATTTGACAATTTGCCTAATGAAGCTGTTGGACAAAGTTTTATTCATACATTTGCTCGTGCGATTGAAAAAGCACATGGGATAGGGGAATGATATGACTTACAAAAAAGGCATTTTATATGGGTATGACGTTTATATAAGTACCGACAAATAGTTAAGGGGAGACAAATGAACCTAGAAATATTAGAAATTAAAGAGCTAGAAAATGGCGGTGCTGAATTAATCATTGATATGGATGAGGAAACTAAAAAATATCTAATTAATAAAGCTATTATTGATTTGATAAAGCAAGGGTTGTTAGAAGTTAAAGAATTACACGAGGAAAAAGAAAATGAAGATTGAATTTGAGGATGAATTTATTTATCAATTAAAAGATGCTGTTATGGTTGCTTTTTTAAAAGACGACTTAGATACAGTAATAAAATATAAGGCGGATGGTTGGGTGCATCCTAATGATGCTAAATACAACAAAAAGCTAGTCAAAGCATACAAGCAAATCTTAGATTATTATGGAGAAGAAATTGAATAAGGGAAGAAAGCCATTGCCAGATGACCAGCGTGGAGTTATTACATCAATCAGATTAACGCCAACAAGACTATCTAAATTTAAAGAGTTGGGCAGCGCTAAATGGTTATCAAGAGTACTGGATGACAACATTGAAATGGACAAAGATAGACAATTACCACATCAAAACTGATGGATATACAATAACAAAGTGTAGTGTAAATGGCGATACGGTTTATACAGCGTTTATGCTACCTAACACTATACTTGGGCATTTTAAATCGGTTGAGGACGCTAAAAAGCGCGTTAGTGAGCATATAAATGGAAAAAGTAATAATTAAAAATTGCACGTTATACAACATTGATTGCATGGAACTGTTAAAGCAAACGCCTGATAAGTTTTATGACTTGGCGATTGTTGATCCGCCGTATGGGGTAGGTATGGATGGTAATAATAATTGGAGTGGTTCAAAGCATGAAAAAAAAGATTGGGATAAATCAGCACCAAATGATGATTATTTTTTAGAGCTTCAAAGAACAAGTAAAAATCAGATTGTATGGGGTGCAAACCACTTTATGGAAAAGATTAAAAAAGGCTCACCTTGTTGGATTATTTGGGATAAGAAAAATGATGGATTTAGTTTTGCAGATGCGGAGCTTGCTTATACATCTTTTAAAACAGCAGTTAGATTTTTTAGGTATCACAGAGGTGAGCAAACCGACATAAGGATTCACCCAACACAAAAGCCAGTAAAACTCTACGAATGGCTATTAACTAATTATGCAAAGCCTGGAGATAAAATACTAGACACCCATCTAGGTTCAGGTTCGCACGCTATTGCTTGCAACAATTTAGGGTTTGAATTGGTAGGCTGTGAATTAGATTCCGATTATTTTAAAGCGGCTTGCGAACGTATTAAACGTGAAGCGCAACAAGAAAGATTGTTTTAATGATTAACATAAAACCATTTAATATCTCGCACACAAATTTACCTGTGCTCGTGGCTAAGTTGCAAGACTTAATTACAGAGCATCCTGATAAAAACTGGCAAGTATTAATTAAAGAAAGGCAATCAGCACGATCCGTTGAGCAAAACGCCAGGTTGTGGAGTTTATATACTAGCATAGGCAACTATCTTGGTTACACGGCAGAGGAAATGCACATGCTTCTTGGCTACAAGTTTCTGCTAGAGGAACGTTGGGTAGGTAAGGAAAAAATAACTAGGGTTAAATCCACGACAAAATTATCTGTTAAAGACATGGCGGAATTTCAAGATAAAATTTGTGCATGGGCTGGAAATTTGGGGTGGTCAGATGATAGCGGTTTTTGATTTTATACTTTGTTATGCGTCAGCGTTTTTATTTGGCGTAATTGTTGGTATTGCATTTATGTTAATCTTGGAGATAAAAGATGCAAGAAAAAACAGTAAATCAGTTCATTAAAGAAATGGCTGCGGCTGGGTTCACAGGAAATTTTGTAGCTACAAATAATCAGCAAATTTACAAAGGCACAATTAACAAAGATGGCACTATTAAAACTGTGCGGGTGCAAACGGCTGATGAAAGTAGGCGCAAGATTAAGGAAATTCTAAATGACAAGAGATGAACGTCAGCATTATGATAAACTTTCACAGTTAGGTTGCATTGCGTGTCATGTGTTAGGGTTAGGTTATAGCGCGCCACACATTCATCACATTAAATCAGGTAATGCTGGCATGGGTAAAAAATCGCACTGGTCACTAGCAATTCCGTTATGCCCACAACATCATCAGCATGGCGGTTATGGTGTAGCAATACATTCAGGCAAGAAAGCATTTGAAGCAGCAGTAGGTATGACAGAGGTTGAACTTTTAAACGAAACATTAAATAGATTGGAGAGCGTAAGTGGAATTTAACGATTATCAGCACAACGTATTGCAATTTCGCAGTGAAACAGCAGATGCTATGTATGCCGTGATAGGTTTATCAGGTGAGGTTGGCGAGCTACATTCTTTAATTGCTAAAGGCATTAGAGATGGAGTAAAAGACGAGGCAGAGTTTGAAAAGAATGTTAAAAAGGAATTAGGCGATGTGCTTTGGTTTATTGCGGCTATTGCTGATGACTTTGAAACTAGCTTGGATGAAATTGCACAGATGAACTATTACAAGCTAAAAGATAGATTTGAACGTGGCGTAGTGAAAGGATCAGGTGATGAGCGTTAAACGATTGAATGATGCAACACCAGAAGAATGGGATGCTGCTTCTCATACAGTAGGTTGGGGAGTAGATATTGAGCATATAACACACGAACAATACAAAGAGTCATCAGATGGATCAACAGCAAACTATTATCAGTTACCATTTGGCGCAACACAATTGCAAGACTTGATTAGTTACAAAAACCTAAACGCGCAAATTGGGGAAATATTCAGAGAATGTTACCGTTACGGACAGGCAAGTCATTCTGATGAAATGCGTGGGATTAAGAAAATATTATTTTATGCGCAGGCAGAACTTGATAGGCTTGAAAAATACAGCAAAAAATGATATGCTTGTTATACTTCCTCTCCGAAGTCTGCGGATATATCAGCAAGGCGAGTGACCGCACACGATGACCCTTGCACTTTTAACATTGTAACTTGCCTGATCCGCAAGTGCATGGCGGGGTGAGTAGATATAGCTACCTAAACTCACTTTGAATTCGCGATACAAACAGGCTCTGTGATAGCTTGCCCGCAAAAATCACCTTTATTCTAAGGAGTCACTATGAAACCCACCACAAAAGCAGGTAAAGCCAAAAAAGTTGGTAAAGTTATGCGCGAGTATAAAGAAGGAACATTGCATAGCGGAAAAGGTGGCAAAGTAGTAAAGAGTCCTAAACAAGCAATCGCCATCGCGCTATCAGAGGCAGGCGTAAGTAAGAAAAAAGGCAAGAAATAATGAAGTCAGGACTCTACGCAAATATTGCAGCAAAACGCAAACGCATTGAAACAGGATCTGGCGAGAAAATGAATAAGCCTGGTAGCAAAAATGCACCAAGTGCTAAAGACTTCAAAGACGCAGCTAAAACTGCAAAGAAACCAAAGAAAGGTAAATAATCATGCCAATGGTCGGTAAAAAGAAATTTCCTTACACTGAAAAAGGTAAAGAAGAAGCAATGATGTATGCTAAGAAAACTGGCATGAAAAAGAAACCAGCGCCTAAGAAAAAATGATTTTATATCGTATTAGAAAATTAAATGGAAAACTTCTAATACACGGCAGACACATAAAAATTAGACGGTCTGATAAATACAAAAGAAAATATGAAGCCATTGAACATTTTCATAGGTTATGATGGTGAAGTAGAACCAATTGCCTATCACATAGCGTGTCAATCTATTATAGAAAAAGCCAGCGTGGCAGTATCATTCACTCCGTTGGCTTTAAACACATTAAAAGGCTACACGGAAACACATACAGACGGAAGTAACGCTTTTATATACTCACGTTTCTTAGTGCCGTATCTGATGGATTATAGCGGTTATGCCCTATTCATTGATGGCGACATGCTAGTAAGAGCAGACGTAGCAGAACTTTTGAATTATTTAGAAGCTGATCCGTCTAAAGCAGTATGGGTAGTTAAACACGATTACACTACAAAACATCCAGTTAAGTATCTTGGCGCAAAGAACGAAGACTACCCGCGCAAAAACTGGTCAAGTGTAATGTTGTTTAATTGTCACGCTTGGCGCAATAAAGATTTAACTCCTGAATATATAATGAAAGCAACGGGTAAACAGTTGCACAGGTTTGAATGGCTAAGCGACAATTTAATTGGTGAGTTGCCAAAAGAATGGAACTGGTTAGTAACAGAACAAGAATATAACGATTCTGCAAAATTAGTTCATTTTACTCTAGGAACTTGTTGCTTTAAAGACTACCAAAACTGTGATTACGCAGATGAGTGGTGGGGATGTTATAAAAGAGCCATTTATCCATTAAAAGGATTTGGTAAAGAATCAGATTTGTAGTTTTATGGCGAAAAGGGTAGCTCCCCTGTCGTGCCACTTCACGACTAGCCAATTTTCTAAGTGGAGAAAAGCATGAAATATATTGTTAAAGAAAATGGATGTTGGGAATTTGTTGGTTGCAAAATGCCTAATGGATATGGAAAAATAACAAAAAATAAAAAAACCTGGCTAGCTCATAGATATTCTTATTATTTAAAGCATGGTGAAATACAAGAAAATTTTCATGTATGCCATAAATGTGATAACAGGATATGTGTAAATCCTGATCATTTGTTTTTGGGTACTAGAAAAGATAATATGCAGGACATGATAAATAAAAATAGGCACAATTTTTCTGGATTAAGAACAAATGGATTTCAAGAAAAAGCAAAATTAAATGCGTTGCGTGGTGAAGCAAATAAAAATTCAAAACTTAAAGAATCAGACGTTGTTGATATAATTTCAATGTATAAAAATGGTTATAAACAAACTGAAATATCAAAAAAATATGGATTAAGACAAGGATATGTTTCTAAAATTGTAAGGGGATTATTTTGGAAGCATATTTTTGAAAAAGAAAGCGAGTTGTAATATGGGAATAGGCGGCGGATTAGTAAGAATAAATTATAATGAAGACTCTGGAATGTATACAGACTTTTATGGGCGGCCAGTTTTTACTTCCGGACCGTTATCAAAAGGCTATATACAGAAAAATAATCCAGCTTTAACACCATCACCTATTAATAACTTATTAGCTAAAGCAGCAGCAGCTCAAGTAAACGTTCCTACACTACAATCATTATTTCCTAGTATGGGTATGCAAGGTATATTAGGTACACCAATGCAATCACCAATGGCAAATCAAACACCAATGTATAATCAATTTAGCTTTACAAGTCCATCTTATGGCGCTGGTAGATTTTTAGGTGGTAATGCTATGACAAGTAATGCAATGAACACTACAACAGGTAACACAACTACATAAATAACACAAGGCAACCAACCTAACGGAGTTGCACAGCTATGAATGAAAAAGTAGAACAAAAATCAAAACGAGGTGGTAAACGTGAAGGCTCAGGGAGAAAAGCTGGCGTTCCTAATAAGTTATCATCTACAGTAAAAGAAAACGTTATTGAAGTGTTTAATCGCATAGGCGGTGTAGAGCAAATGGCTATATGGGCTACAGATAACCCTAACCAGTTCTATAACATCTACGCAAAGATATTACCAATGCAAACGGAGATAAGTGGAGTAGATGGCTCTCCTATACCATTAAACATAGGAATCGATTTTGTATCAAACAATAGCAAAGTTTCCGAGTAAGCTAGAGTTCTTATTTAAGCCTAAACGATATAAAGTAGCTTATGGTGGTCGAGGTTCAGGCAAGTCATGGGGATTTGCTAGAGCTTTACTACTACAAGCTGCTAATAAACCTTTAAGAGTGTTATGTGCGCGTGAGATACAAAAGTCGATTAAACAATCCGTTCACACTCTGTTAAGCGATCAGATACAGGCTTTAGGTTTAGGTGCGTTTTACGAAGTTTTAGAATCAGAGATACGCGGTAAGAACGGCAGTAACTTTAGCTTTGCTGGCTTAGCTACTAACACAGTCGAGTCGATTAAATCGTTTGAAGGCTGTGATGTTGTTTGGGTAGAAGAAGCGCAGACGGTAAGTAAGAAGTCGTGGGACATATTAATACCTACTATCCGTAAGCCTAACTCAGAAATATGGGTATCATTTAACCCTGACCTAGACACAGATGATACTTACCAGCGTTTCGTAGTTAACACGCCACCTGATGCAGAAGTCGTAAAGATTAATTACTACGATAATCCGTGGTTTCCTGATGTGCTAGAAGAAGAACGGCTGCACTGTAAGGCCACTAACCCAGACTATGAAAATATCTGGGAAGGTAACTGTAAGGCAGCTAAAGATGGTGCTATCTATGCTAACGAGATTAGAGAAGCGCAAGAGAATGGTCGTGTAACTTTTGTGCCGTATGACCCAATGCTTAAAGTTCATGTTGTAATGGACTTAGGTTGGAATGACAGCATGAGTATTATCTTAGTGCAACGTGGCTTGTCTGATGCGCGTATTATCAGTTATATTGAGGATAATCACAGAACGCTTGATAGTTACTCCGCGCAATTAAAACAGCTTGGCTATAACTGGGGTGATATGTTCCTGCCGCATGATGGTCAGACTAAAGACTTTAAATATGGCACTAGCGCAGAAGAGATAATGCGTAAGCTAGACTGGAATGTGAAGATTATCCCTAGAGCGGATATAGAGAATGGCATCAAGATTGCGCGCATGAACTTTCACCGTGTTTACTTTGATCGTGGCGTAACTAGATTGCTTGAATGTTTAAAGAATTACAGACGTGCCATTAACTCAAATACAAATGAACCTGGCGCACCATTGCATGATGAATACTCTCACGGTGCTGACGCTTTTCGATATATGTGTGTAGCGTTAGACCAGATGAAAAATGAAACATGGGGTGGAAAACTAAACTATGACAGCAGGGGTATAGTATGAAACTTAAAGAACAGTTACAACAAATTGAAAAGCGCATTGCAGAGTTAAGACGCAAAGCAGACTGGATTAAATCACAGTTAGGTGATGCAGAGCCTGCTGTTGAAGCTATACAAGAAGAAGCTATTAACGCATTGCCTCGTCGTCGTGGCAGAAGGAAACTAAATGAAGCTGAGTAATGGCGAAATCCTAGCTCGTATTGAGCAAGAAGAAAACATCGCTTATGGCGTAAATGATGCTGCTTTGTCACATGAACGCGCAGAGGCTATTAAATACTATCTTGGTGAGCCATTTGGCAATGAGATAGAAGGGCGCAGTCAAGTTGTTAGCTATGACGTGCAAGATACAATTGAGTCTGCATTGCCGCAGTTGCTTAAAGTATTTGTATCTGGTGACCGTGTTGTAACGTTTGACCCTAAATCCCCTGAAGATCAAGAAGGCGCAGACCAAGAAACTGACTACATTAACTATTTGGTGATGGAAAAGAACGCAGGCTATCTGTTGTTTTATGTATGGTTTAAAGATGCGTTGCTATCTAAAAACGGCTACGTTAAAGCGTATATTGAAGAAGAATCAGAAGTAGAAGAGGAAAGCTATGAAGGATTGACAGATGGTCAGCTTAATATGCTGTTGTCTGATACCAATGTAGAGCTATTAGAACGCGAAACCTATCCAGACCCTAGCTTTCCTGCTGAAATGAACCAGCAAGCAATGATGCTGGCTGAGATGACTGGAGAAATGCCACAGATTCCACAGTTACATAACGTCAAGATTAAAATCACCGAAGTTAAAAAAGAAATCAAGATTAAAAACGTAGCGCCTGAAAATATCATGGTGTCCGTTGATACTCCTAGCACAGCATTGAATGAAGCGCGTTTTGTTGAACATCGTGAAGTTATGAGCCGTGCTGCGGCTGCTGAAACGTTTGGCGTTAGCTACAGCAAGATTAAAGGTATATTTGCTGACACACAGGATAGCTACGAAGAAGAATCTAATGCACGTGATATTTACGATGAAGAATATGATCGTGTAGTCAATGAGGACGAAGTATTAGTTAAAGACGTTTACTACAAGATTGAAGATGAACGCTGGCGCTTTGTTGTTATTGGTAACGAGATTATCTACAAAGAAAAAACAGACTGCGTGCCATTTGCTTGCATATCTCCTATGCTAATGCCGCATCGTCATGTGGGAAGGTCTTATGCTGATCTTACTATGGATATTCAACTTATCAAGTCCACATTGCTACGAGGACAGCTTGATAACATGTATCTTGCCAACAACGGTCGCTATGCAATATCAGACCGAGTAAACTTAGATGATATGCTGACCTCTCGACCTGGTGGCGTTGTTCGTGTGCAAGGCGATCCAGGCAGTTCTATCATGCCATTACAGCATCCACCTTTGCCTGCTGCATCATTTAGCATGGTAGAGTACATGGACAGCATGAAAGAGAAACGCACAGGGGTTACTGCTTACAATCAAGGCTTAGACAGCAATTCACTAAACAAGACAGCCACAGGTATTCAGCAAGTAATGAACGCGGCTGCACAGCGCTTGGAATTGGTTGCTCGCACCTTTGCTGAAACAGGTGTCAAAGATTTGTTTTTACTTGTACATCGTTTAGTGCGTCAAAACTATACAAAACCTGATATTGTGCGCTTGCGTAATAAATGGGTAGAAGTTGACCCGCGCTCATGGAAAAACCGTAAGGACTTAACTATCTCTGTAGGCTTAGGTTCAGGCAATAAAGATCAGCAGTTGATGCACTTGAACTCTATCTTGCAATTCCAAAAAGAAGCGATTAACTACGGATTGACTTCACCGGACAAGATTTATAACGCTTTGGCTAAATTAACTCAAAACGCTGGCTTTAAAAACCCAGAAGAATTTTGGACTAACCCTGCTGAAAATCCACAGCCACAGCAACAACAGCCAGATCCAAATCAAGCAATTATTGAAGGTCAGATGGCTATTGAGCAGATGAAGGCGCAGTCAGAATCACAGTTAGCGCAACAGAAAGCACAGGCCGATTTGCAACAAGAGCAATTACGTAGTCAGAATGATTTGATTATTGAGCGTGAGAAAATTGCCGCGCAGATGGAACTTGAAAGATACAAGGCTCAGTTAAAGGCAGAAACAGACTTAGCAATTGCACAGATTAAAGCAAACACAGGGGTAATGTATGGTAATTAATTTTGAAATCACCCAAGACGGCTACACGCTAAAAGATGCAATTGTACTGCCTGACGACCACTCTTTTACAGAGGCGGAGATTGAAGCCATGAAACAAAAACGCTTTGATGACTGGTATGCAATTGTAACTGCTCCACAAGAAGAAATTGTAGAAGGCGAGGTTGTAAATGGCGATTAAATATTGGGTTGGTGGCACAGGCACATGGGATGCTTCAACAACTACAAATTGGTCTGATACGGATGGTGGTGCTGGTGGTGCGGTAGCGCCTACAAGTGCCGATGATGTTGTATTTAATGCTAACTCCGATACTGGCGCTAATTTTGTTGTAACGATTTCTACTGGCGCTGTTTGTAAAGATATTACAATAAGCGGTCTTGACAAAACAATGACATTAGCCGGAAGTGCTGCATGGTCTATTTTTGGCTCATTAACTTTTCCTGCATCTAACTTGACTAGAACATTTACAGGAAATATTACATTTGCATCAACATCAACAGGCAAAACAATCACTACAAATGGCGTAACTTTTGCATCAATTATTGCTTTTAATGGTTCAGGAGGAGAATGGACTTTAGGTAGTGCACTTACAACAACATTACAGATTACCCATGCTGCTGGCTCATTAATTACCGCTAACTTTAATATTTCATGCGCTCTTTATCAATTAGCTACTGTAATTGCTGCCAGAGCTTTATCTCTTGGCTCATCTACTTTAACTATCACAGGTTCTGGTGGATTCAATGCAGTCAATACGCTATTAACATTTAATGCTGGAACGTCAACTATTGTTTTAAGTTCTGCCTTGCCAACTTTTGCAGGCGCTGGACTAACATTTAATAATGTATCATTTACAAGTAGCACATTTAATGCAAACCCTACATCAATCACAGGGGTCAATACATTTAATGATTTTTCAGTAACTAGCCTTGCTGGAACTGGCATAAAGAATATTCAAATTGGTGATAATCAAACCATCAATGGAACTTTAACTCTAGGCTCTGCTAACACAGCTATCCGCAGAATGTTTGTTCGTTCTGACACAGTCGGCACTGCTCGCACTTTAACCGTAGCAACAATGGCTACACTTGCTGATGTAGATTTCCGTGATATTACGGTTGCAGGTGCAGCGTCACCAGTATCTGGAACTCGGTTAGGTAACTGTGGTAATAATACAGGAATTACATTTGATGCTGGTAAGACAGTTTATCGTGTTGGCACTGGACTGTGGTCTGATACGCAATGGTCGTTATTAAGCGGTGGCTCTGTTAATGTAAACAACTTCCCACTAGCACAAGACACTGCAATTTTTGATACTGGAACAACTACTGGTACACATACAATTAGTGTTGCATGGAATATTGGTACACTAACAATGTCATCTTTAAATGTTGCTGTTACTTTGGCTACTGGTACATCTACACCAACTATTTATGGAAATGTTACTTTAGATTCTGATGTAACTTTAACAGGCACAGGGGGATTAACTATTGCTGGTCGCACAACGCAAACAATTACAAGTGCAGGCAAGACATGGACTCAACCATTTACAGTGAATAGCCCTAGCGGTTCATTGCAACTTATTGATGATTTAAATAATGGCTCAACTTTAACGTTTACTATAACGCAAGGCAGATTGGATTTAAACAACAACGACTTAACTACTGGAGTTGTTAGTTCAACCGGTGGACTAAGCAGAGGGATTGATTTTGCTGGCGGCACTTTAAATGTTCAGGCGGCATCCTTTACTGTTTCAGGTAGTAACTTTACTACAAGCGGCACAGGCGTTATCAGCATGAACTCAGCAAGCAGTAAAACATTTGCAGGCGGGGGTTTTACTTATACTTGTGCATTAAATCAAGGTGGCGCAGGTGCTTTGGTGATTACAGGCGCTAATACTTTTGCCGATATAACTAATACAAACGCAACAGCATCAACAATTACGTTTCCAAACACAACCACATCTGTTAGCGCATTTTCCGCAGAAGGCACTGCTGGGAACTTATTAACATTAAGCAGAACAGGTGCTAGTGGAACGTTTACATTAGCTTATATTGGCTCTAGTAGGGTTGATAGCGATTATTTAAGCATTAGCAATTCAGAGGCTACACCATCAAATACATGGTATGCTGGCACTAATTCTACTGATGGCGGTGGAAATACTGGCTGGACATTTACTGCTGCTCCAATTATCACTGACAGCACAACATCAAGGCTTGCTGAACGAGGGTCTGTAATTGTTGGGCAATCAAAACAAACGTCTACCGCAAGCAGATTAGGCGGTGCTGGACAAATCGAAGCCGATATTGTAAGATACAAAACAGAGTTTTCTAGTAGAGTTAGCGGATTGACTGTAAAAGGCCGGCTAATTAACAAGGCGAGAGAATGAGCGATATAGAAGATATTAAACGTGGTGAAGAAGCGGATCGCATCTTAAAGAACCCGTTATTTATTGACGCATTTGAATCTGTGCGTGAATCTATCATCAATAGTATGGCACAAAGCGCATTTGGTGACGCTCAGACGCACAATCGCTTGGTAATAGCCATGCAACTACTTGCGCAGATAGAAAAACAGTTAAAAGACCATATTGCAACTGGCAAGATGGCAAGTATGAAAGTAGATGACAAGTTTAAGTTTTTCCGATAGCTAAACACCTAGCTTAATTGCAAACGCTGAGAAGCGCTGCTCTACCAATCGGTGATTGATTGGCAGAATTGATAGGAGTAAAACATGAGTGACCAAGTTCAAGTAGAACAGTCGCCACAAAATCGCTTAGAGGCTTTTTTGGATGGCGAGATTCAAGATGAAATCCAAGAATCCCCCGAAGCAGAACTAGAGGTAACAGAGGAAGAAGAAAATCCCGAAGCGGAATCTGAGCCACAAGACGAAGAAGAGATTACAGAAGAGGACTCGGAAGAGCAACCTGTTGAAGTAATCAAACTTAAGATTGATGGTGAAGAAATTGAAAAACCGCTAGAAGAAGTTATCTCGCTCGCACAACAAGGTGCGGATTACACCAAGAAAACGCAAGAAGTAGCAGAACAGCGTAAAGCGCTAGAGGATTATGCTCAGACTATCCAAGTCCAAGAGCAACAACTTAGGCAACAAGCTGAATTGCAACAGGCGCTTTTAGGTGAACTTGCGCAAATTACAGCACTAGATCAGCAATTAGCAGAGTTTCAAGCTATAGATTGGAATCAGCTATCTGAAAGTGACTTTGTAGAAGCGCAAAAACTATTCTTTACACAAAACAAGTTACAAAACCAACGAGTACAACTGGTTAATCAGTTGGAAGCTAAACAGCAACAGATTGCGCAACATCAGCAACAACAACTGGCAGAGCGTATTGCTAAAGGCAAAGAGATTCTTGCAAAAGAGATACCTAATTGGAGTCAACAGACCAGCCAAGAAATCATCTCAGCAGGCAAAGAGTTTTACGGCTTTAGTGACGCAGAAATGTCTAGTGTTATTGACCCTCGTCATGTAAAAGTCTTGCATGATGCTATGCAATGGCGCAAGTTGCAACAGAATCCAAGTGTAAAGAATAAAGTATCGTCTGCAAAACCAGTCATTAAGCCTGGTGCTAAAGACATTAAAAAACAAGTCAACTCTGACATTCAGAAACAGCGTGAAGCATTACGCAAAACTGGCAAGTCAGATTATGCTCAAGCATTAATTGAAAAAATGCTTTAACGAAAGGAATTTATCATGGCAGTAGCATTAACTAACACCTATAACGGCAAAGGTATTGCCGAATCATTTGAAGATATTATCTTTGACATTTCTCCAGAAGATACACCATTACTTTCAGCTTGCAAACGCATGACTGCAGGTCAAACTTACCATCAATGGCAAACAGACTCATTGGCTGCTGCTGCTGATAACCGCGCACTTGAAGGTGATGATGCAACTTATGGCACATTAGCTCCAACAACTGTGTTGGGTAACTACACACAAATCTCTAAAAAATTGGTTCGTGTTTCTGGCACTTATGACGTAGTTAAAAAATACGGTCGTAAATCAGAAATCGCTTATCAACTGATGAAAGCTGGTAAAGAACTGAAACGTGACATGGAATATGCTATCGTGCGTAACCAAGCATCATCTGCTGGTGGCGTAGGCTCTTCACGTTCATCTGCTGGTATTGAGTCATGGATTAGCGGTAACTCAGTAGAAGGCACAGGCAACACAACTGGTACAACTCCAGGATTTTCTGGCGGTACTGTTGCAGCTCCAACAGACGGTACTCAAGTAACATTTATTGAGGCTGATTTGCAAACAGCATTGCAACGTGCATGGGAAGATGGCGGCGAACCTTCATTGATTATGATGTCTGCTAAAAACAAACAACGCTTTGCTACATTTGCTGGTATCGCTACCAAATACAATGAAATCAAAGGCGCTAACCAAGCCACGATTATCGGCGCTGCTGATATGTATGTATCAGACTTCGGCAATCACACAGTTAAGCTGAACCGCTACATGCGCGACCAAGCTGTATTGTGCGTTGATCCTGGTTATGTTGGTTTGGCAACATTACGTCCAATGCAAAAAGAAGAATTGGCGAAAATTGGTGACTCTACCAATTACCAAATCGTTACTGAGTATTGCCTTGTAGTTTCTAACCCTGATGCCCATAGCAAGGTAGCATCTGTAGGTGCCTAGTAGTTAGATAAGGGAGGGCTTAGGCTCTCCCTGCTAATGGAGATGGAATGAGTATTTTATTTGATTATGACCCATTAACAGGCGTATCACAGCATTTTGACTATGACCCTGTAACGGAAGAAATTAGATTGACAAGCAGTCAAGATTTATCATTCTTGATGGAGCAGTTAAAACAGAAACGTAATAATCCTGAAGCGTGGAAAAAAGGTGTTAAGGAAAGCTTTGCACACTACGCTACAATTCCACCATTATATGAATTAGAGCTGAAGAAAAAAGGGCTTGATATATATAACCCACATCAGACTAAAGAGATAATGCGAGAGATTAATACTAACTATCCGTTTTTGAAAGCAACAACTGCCCGCCATGAATAATGATGAATTAAAGCAATGTCAAGTTGCTATTCACGAATTAATAGAAACACAAGATTACGAAAACGCACTTCCAGTTATATACAGTGTGTTAGAACATTATCCTAATGATGCGGCAACATTGCATTTCTTAGGCTACATTTGGTTGCTGACTGGCAAAGAAGCGTTTGCCTATCAGTTAGTTCGCAGAGCATTACAAGAAGCGCCAGGAAATCACGCAATATGGGTAACATTTGGCAGATGCGCTCATGAGCTAGGAATGTATCAGGAAGCGCTTAATAGCTTTTTGAAAGCGGCTGAGATTAATCCTGATTACGCTTTAGCTTACAGTAACGCAAGTGCAACATTGGTACAGTTATCTAAATGGGATGATGCGGAAAAGGCAGCATTAATGGCGTTAGAGTGCAATCCTAACGAACTGACCGCAAAACTTAACCTATCTCATGCCTACTTAGCTAAAGGTAAATGGAAAGAAGGTTGGGAATATTGGGGTAAATCGCTAGGTTGTAAGTTCCGCAAAGAGTGGACTTATGGCGATGAACCGCGATGGGATGGTAGTCACGGCAAGAATTTAGTTATTTATGGCGAACAAGGGCTTGGCGATGAGATATTTTATGCAAGTTGCGTGCCTGATGCCATAACTGTGAGCAATAAAGTCATTATTGACTGTGACCCAAAGCTAGAAGGATTGTTTAAGCGTAGTTTTCCTGATGCAGAAGTGCACGGAACGCGCAGAGAACAAGCGCCTGATTGGGTTGTTGATGCAGAGATAGATGCAAGATGCGCTATCGGTGGATTGCCAGAGTTCTTTAGACAAAAAGACAAAGATTTTCCAAAGCAAGCATACATTGTTGCCGATCCTGAGCGCAGATTGATGTGGCGCTCATTGTTTGATTCATGGGGTAAAAAAGTATTAGGCTTTACAACTCATGGCGGTAGTAAATTAACGAACGAAAAAGGCAGAAAGCTAACACATGAAGACTTATCAGCATTGTTTGGGCTTGATTACGAATTTGTGTGTTTGGATTACAAAGTTGAAGATAAAATTGCGGGTGTGCATTATTTTACATGGGCTACTCAGTCTAATGATTACGATGATACTGCTGCACTTATTGCTGAATTAGACGTAGTTGTAGGTGTAAATACCACAGCACTACATTGTGCGGCTGCTATGGGCGTAAAAACAATTTGCTTAGTGCCTAAGTGTCACCAATGGCGTTACGCTTACCCATCAATGCTGTGGTATAAGTCAATGCGACTAATCCACCAAGACGAACGCACATGGGAAGAAGCGATTAACTACGTTGTTAAGAATGTATTGTAATGCTGATTACTGAAAAATACAGACAGCAACAAAAAAAGTTGCACAAAGACCAAAATTACGGCTCTACTGGTGAGCTTTACGCTGATTTAATTAAAAGTTTAATAGCAGAGCATAAGTTTAAAGAGATTTTGGATTATGGTGCTGGGAAATGCCGTTTAAAAGCAAAGTTAGGTAAAATTGATTATTTTGCTTACGAACCAAGCAACGAAACCTATGCAGAAGCACCAAAACCTTGCAAATTTGTTGTTTGCATAGATGTTTTAGAGCATATCGAACTAGAGTGTTTGGATAATGTGCTGGATGATTTAATGCGCGTTACAGTTGGCTATGGATTTTTTACAATCCACACAGGTAAAGCCAAAAAGAATCTGCCTGATGGCAGAAACGCGCACCTTATACAAAAAAAGATGGATTGGTGGCTACCTAAACTGCAATCAAGATTTGATATAATCAGCAAATTAGAAATGTCAAATAGATGTGAGTTTTTGTTAAAGGCTAAAAATGGGATGGGGTGATAGTTTAATGGCTTGCGGTGAGGCTTACGAGCTTCACAAAAAAACAGGCAAAAAAGTAAAGATTGGTGATGGCAGAACTCTATATCACGAAAAAGAAATATTTGCTAATAATCCGTTTGTATGCAAAGAAGTCGGTGAAGATGGGATATGGCTTCCAAACTATACAGGCAAAAGACCGTACATAAAAGAAACTAAAAATGGCAGGATTATATTTAACAATTACAGGCCAATCCCTGCTAAAATATACTTTACTGAAAAAGAGATTAACTGGGCAAGAAAAAATGCACCAAAGCATGATTTCATTGTCATAGAACCAACAGTAAAAAGTCAGTACAAACACACAGTAAACAAAGCATGGCATTACTGGAGCGAACTAATCAAGCATGACTATAAATTTGTGCAATTAGGCAATCATAGCAATCCAGTCACAAAGCAAATCAGAACTCGAAACTTTCGTGAAGCCATGCTAATACTAAGCCAAGCTAAAGCGTTTGTAGGCACAGATGGCGGCTTACATCATGCGGCAGCAGCTTTAAATATCCCATCAGTAGTTATATGGACAGGCTTTACAAGTCCCAAGCATCTTGGCTACGATAATCACGTAAATATACACGATGGCGGTGAACCTTGCGGAACATATAGCGGAGTTTGCCCACATTGCATAAAAATAGCCAAAAGCATAAGCGTAGAGCGAGTTTTAGATGCAGTTGATACTATCAGGCGTTGAGCGTAGAGATAAGTGCTTAAAGCGCTTTGCAGATGCTTGCAAAGGCACTTTAACAAACAAATGGGATGGTAAATCTATTCCTGTGATTGTAGGGAATTTACATGGTGCGGATAATATACAAGTGGATTGTCGAAAACGTGGACACCCTTATATTCTTATTGATCACGGTTACTTTAACAGAGATTTTGGTTTATCTGTTGCTCGCTTTTGCGTAGGCAATTATCACAATACAGATTGGCGAGAAACAAACAAGCCTATACCAAAAGTTAAAGAATGGAAAAAAGGTCGGCACGTTTTAATTATCCCCCCTGCCGACAAAATAGCTTATATATATAACGCAGAAAACTGGGTAAACGAAACAATAAAAGAAGTTAAGAAATATACTGACAGGCCAATAATAGTAAAGAAAAAAAATGAGGGAAAGCTTGGAGAATATTTGGGATTGGCTCATGTTACTGTTAGTTTTGGTAGTGTCGCTGACGTTGAATCTGCTATTGCTGGCGTTCCTGTTATTACATCACGGTTCAGTCCAGCTATACCAATATCTAACAAAATTGAAGATATAGAAGATTTAAAAGAGTTTGATCGCACTTCATGGCTAAAGGCTCTTGCGGGTGCAGAATGGAAAGCAAATGAGATGCAACAATGCTGGCAAAGATTAAGCGAGCAATTAAGGATAGATTATGGCATTAGCTAATTATACCGATTTACAGACAGCCGTAGCCAATTACTTGGCGCGTGATGATTTAACTTCACAAATTCCTGACTTTATTACATTGGCTGAAATCCGTCTTAGTCGCGATATACGCATTAATGAAATGCTTACTAGCACAGCATTAACGTTAACTAATAATGAGGCAACATTGCCAAGCAATTATTTAGAAATGCGCTCTATTTATTTTAATAGCAATCCTTACACTACACTTGAATATCAAACACCTGATTTGTTCTCTCGTAATGGTTGGAACGATACATCAGGAACGCCAGTTTATTTCACTATAATTGGTGACAAACTTCAATTCTCACCACAGCCTGAAACAACCGACACATTGCAGTTATTTTATTATGCTAAACCAGCAGTATTATCAAACAGCAATTTAACTAATGTATGGACTAATTATTGCATGGATGCGTTACTTTACGCTTCACTTGGTGAGTCAGAGTCATACTTAATGAACGATTCAAGAATTACAACATGGGCAGCATTATATGACCGCTCATTAGCAGCTATCGCTAAAAACGACAGCTATAAGAAAAACCCTAATATTGCATTAGCAGTTACAGCGAGGTAATAGTTATGCCTAAGAATAAAGTTAGTGAATGGTCAGCAACGGCAGCAAATAACACAGACATTGGCGGCATTGATATTGCAGAAGGTTGCGCTCCATCAGGAATTAATAACGCAATCCGTGAGCTTATGGCTCAAGTTAAAGATATGCAAGGTGGCACTGATGCCGATAATTTTGCCGTAGGTGGCAACTTATCAGTTACAGGCACATCAGCGTTTACAGGAGCTATTACTGCAACTGGTGGTGTAACTGGTAACGTTACAGGTAACGTAACTGGCAATGTAACAGGAAACGTTACTGGCAATGCAACAACTGCAACAAAAGCAACAAACATTGCAGGTGGTGGCGCAGGTCAAGTTCCATACAATAGCGGTGCAGATACAACTGCATTTTTAGCGGCTGGTACAGCAGGGCAATATTTAAAATCAAATGGAACTAGCGCACCTTCATGGGCAACAATAACTGTAAGCACACTAGAAACAGCAAAAGCCACAACATCTGGAACTGCTATTGGATTTACAGGAATACCAGCAGGAACAAAACGAATAACATTTATGCTTAATGGTGTATCAACAAACGGCACATCAGACGTAATTATTCAACTAGGCGATTCAGGCGGTTACGAAACAAGCGGTTATTTAGGTTCTACTGGTGAAACATCAACAACTGGCGCGGGCACTACATCGTTTACCACAGGAATTGGCGTATCTCGATCAACTTCTAGCTCATCAGTAAGGCATGGCATTGTTACATTAACTCACATGGGGTCTAACTTATGGGCGGCTGGTGTATCTACATCTCGTTCAGATGGAACGGTTGCTTATAGTGGTGGATCAAATAAAACATTGTCAGCAACATTAGACAGGATTCAAATTACAACAGTTAATGGCACTGACGCATTTGATGCTGGTTCAGTTAATATTTTATACGAGTAATTTATGGCAAATCAGCGCATAACATTTACAGAGTGGACTCCAGACCAACCAGGCATTGTTGAAAACTTATCTGTTGCTAAAAATTGTATTCCTGCTGCTATTGGATTTATTCCGCTACCTTCTGCCGTTGATTATTCTGCGGCAGCAAGTGAAAATTTAAACAGTGTATTTGCTGGTCGATTTAGTTCTACTACAACATTGTTTGCTGGTGGCGCTACAAAACTGTTTCGGTTTGATTCAAGCGATTTAAGCATGGATGACGTAAGCAAATTAGGTGGATATACAGGTGTTGTTAAATGGAACTTTGCTCAATTTGGCGACACAGTTATTGCCGCAAATAACGTCAATAAATTGCAAGCATGGACATTGGGTTCAAGCACAGCGTTTGCAGATTTAGCTGCTGCCGCTCCTGTTGCTAAATACGTTACTGTTGTTCGTGACTTTGTGGTTGCCGCAAGTTTAGACGGAGCAACAAATCCTAACAAAGTGCAATGGTCAGACATCAACGATGAAACGGATTGGACAAGCGGTAACGCAAGCCAGTCAGATTTTCAGATTATTCCTGATGGCGGCAATATTACAGGGATAACAGGTGGTGAATTTGGGCTTGTGTTAATGGAACGTGCAATTGTTCGCATGACTTACATTGGCAGTCCGTTCTTTTTCCAATTTGACACAATCTCTAAAAGTCTTGGTTGTGTAGAGGGAAATTCAGTTACCAAATATGGCAATGTGACTTATTTCTTAGGTGATGATGGCTTCTACTCATGTGACGGAACTAATATCGTGCCGATTGGAAACGAGAAAGTTGATCGCTGGTTCTCAAGTAACGCTAACCCATCAGAATTAGATACTATGTCAGCTACCGTTGACCCTATCCGCAAGATTGTAGTGTGGAATTTTCTTGACAACTTTGGTCAGCGCAAACTGATTATTTACAACTGGCAAGTGCAGAAATGGTCTTATGCTGAAACAAGCGTTGACGTTGTGGCTTATGCGGCTACGGCAGGCATTACGCTCGAAGGTCTTGATACTTACGGCAACATGGACACATTAACCACATCATTAGATGACGCACTATGGGCTGGCGGCAAGTTGTTATTTGCAGGCGCAACTGATACAAAGATTGTAACCTTTACTGGCGCTAACATGACAGCAGAAATTGCTACAGGTGATATTGGAAGCGAAGGAACATCAGTTGTTACGCTTGTTCGTCCTATTGTAGATAACGGATCTGCTAACGTGGCTATATCATCGCGCAGACTGTTAAACGAAAACGTTGATTATGGCTCTTATAGCGCGGCAAGCTCAGAAAATAGAGTGGCTTTGCGTAGCGGTGGTAAGTATCATAGATTTTCTGTTGTGCCTACTGGCAGTCAGTGGTCAAACGCAATCGGCATTGATATTGAGATAACAGGACAAGGTGTAAGATGACCGTCAATAGACAATATCGTTATCTAAACCCTATGGGGTCAACTCCTCGCGAAATTAGCGAGGTAGTGAACAATCTTATTAATGGCAAGTCAAATAATACTGGTACAATTACATTAAATGATAGTGGCGCAACATCAACAATCATTTATGATGAACGCATTGGATATGATTCTGTTATCTTGCTAGAACCAGAGGTTGCTATATCGGCTACAAATGAATTCCCTTATGGCGCTTTTTCAGATACAACAGACCAAACAATTTCTAGCACAACAGCCGAATATGCGTTTACATTTAACACCACAGACTATTCAGATGGTGTTAGCATTACAAGTAATTCTCGCATAACTGCTGGATATTCAGGCTTGTATAATGTACAATTTTCTGTACAATTTGATAATTCAGATACACAGATACATGACGCAAGTATTTGGTTTAAAAAAAATGGCACAAATATTGCAAACTCTAACAGCCAGTTCAGTATTCCTGAAACGCATGGCGGAGTAAACGGTAAATTGATTGCCGCATTAAATCTTTTTGTGCCTTTGCAAAAAAATGAATATGTAGAGATATTTTGGGCGGCAACTAATACGGCAGTTTCAGTACAGCACATTGGAACGCAAACAAGTCCAACAAGACCAGCAACACCTTCTATTATTGCTACTGCTAGTTATATTTCTAGCAATGGCTACACGGCAGATGTGTTTACGCAGCCTTATGTTTCATCGCAAACTAAAGGCCAAGCCACTATTTCACATCCTGCAAATAATTTCAGCACAAAATCTTACAAGTATTTAATAGTCGGATGAAGATTACAGCCATTTATCCGCAAGATTACGAGTTTGTGTGGCCTGACATTAAATATTACATGGCTGGCGCGGCAAAATATACTTACGGCAGATACACAACCGATGATATTTACAAAGAATTGAGCAAAGGTAAACAGCAGTTATGGATTGCCTTTGATGACAAAGTATATGGTGCTGTGATAACGGAATTAATGCAATATCCACAAAAGAAAACGCTCATTATGCACTTTACTGGCGGCATTGAGTTACCTAAATGGAAAAATGAAATGCTTAGTGTGTTGCGTAGTTTTGCTAAAGATAACGGATGCGATTGCATTGAATCTTATGGGCGCAAAGGTTGGGCAAAAGTATTTGAGAATGATGGTTTTTCATCAAAGTTTATGTTTTATGAATTAGAAGTATAATAATTTTCTAACGCTGTGAAGCGCTGAAAGGTAACAAATGATTACATTACACAAATGGCTAGATTCTCTAGTTGATAATTTTACGTTTTATGGCGGTGGCGGCAAAGGCGGTGGCGGCAAGTCATCAACACAGCAAGGTATTGATCCTATGCTCAAGCCTTATGTGCAATATGGCTTGAATGAAGCTCAATCGTTATATGAGTCAGCAGTCCCTAATTACTATCCCGGTCAAACATTTGTAAGCCCATCTGAGCAGACACAAGCGGCATTGCAAGCGCAACAAAATCGCGCATTACAAGGCAATCCTTTACTGCCTGCCGCACAGCAACAACAACAAGCTGTGATTCAAGGTCAATACTTACAAAACAATCCTTATTTCAATCAAGCATTGGCGGGCGCTGCTCAAGGCGCACAACAAAACTACTTTGATGCTATTCGTCAAGCACAATCTAGCGCTTCACAGGCTGGCCGTTACGGCTCTAACGTATCTGCTGACTTGCAAAATCGCGCAGCACAAACAATGGCTAATACACTTGCTAACAAATACGGTGAATTGGCTTATCAAAACTACGGTGCAGAACGTCAAGCGCAAAACGCTGCGGCTTTGGCAGCACCACAACTTGCGGCAGCAGATTACACAGATATTGCACAACTTGGCAAAGTCGGTCAGCAAATGGAAGATTATCAACAACAAGCATTGCAAGCTGACATTGATCGCTTTAACTTTGAGCAAAACTTACCGCAAAATAAACTTAATCAGTTCCTATCTCAAGTTTATGGCGCACCAATGGGAACTACATCAACAACTACGCAATCAAGCGGTAAAATTATCTGTACAGCAATGAATCACGTTTATGGCTTTGGTTCATTCCGTCAAGCAATCTGGCTCAAACATTCTGCTGACTTAGACCCTGCTTATGAGCGCGGTTATCACGCTGTATTCCTGCCTATTTTGATGTTTGCTTACAAAAACACTAATCCTGTGAGAAAACTCGTTAGAAACGTTTTGGAGCACGTTGCAAGGCATCGTACTGCAGATATTTGGAAACAGAAACGTGGTAAACGTGACACATTAGGTCGCATTTATCGCGCTATCTTTGAACCTATCTGTTACGTAGTTGGAAAGGTGGTTTAATATGGCTTGGTGGATGCCCGTATTGCAAGCAATCGGTTTAAATGCTGGTAAAAATTTATTGACTGGTCAAGACCCATTAAAAGGTACTATTGAAGCTGGAGTAACAGGTGGCACAATTGGTAATTTAACAGGAAACGTTATACCAGGTGCAGAAGTTGCACAAAGCTCAGTTGTGCCAGGCAGTATTGAGTCGGCAAGCATGACTAATGTTGGCGGCACATTCTACAATCCAGAATACTTTGTTGGCGAATCTTTAGGTGTTCCAATTTATTCAGGCGGTCAAGGATTGCTTTCAAACTTAGGTGATGAAGCATCTGCCGCATTAAGCAATATTTCACCACAAAATATGCTAGGAGTTGCATCATTGTTAAGCCAAGAGCCTGACACATCTCAATATAGACAAATGGCTGGAACAGGTGGCGGTGTATCTCGAGGCAATCTTGGTCAATCACAGCCATTAAGCAATGTTGCTGTAAACAGACGTAAAATGAATATTTGGAGTTAATATGGCACTATTAGACAATTTATTTGGCACTCCACCTGAATATCTTACAGGATTGCTAGGCCAAGACGAATTAAGCAAACTGCAAAGCAAAGCTAATACTACTGGCTTGATTAACACGGCTATTGCTTTTCTTGCACAGCCACGAAATCAGCGCTATGGCTCTGCATTGCCGTATCTTGGCAAAGCATTAATGGCTGGCCAACAATCAGGTCAAGGCGTATATGAAAATGCGCTACGCGGCTTTGAAACACAGCAAAAATTAGCTGAATTGAAGCGTCAGCAAGAACAGCGTGCCGCACAACAAGAATTAATGGGAACGCTTACAGACCCTAGAGAAAGACTGTTTGCTCAATTAGCGCCAACTGAATTTGTAAAAGGTCAATTAGCTACACCAAAAGCTAGTGGAAAACTTTTAACTAAAGAAGAGCAGGCGCAATTAGGTTTGCCAGAAACTGGTCGTTATCAACAAAAAGCAGATGGAACTATTGAATTAGTGTCAGGTACAGCACCAAAAGAATCAGCAATGCCTTCTGCTGTGCAAGAATATCAATTTGCTGTATCTCAAGGTTACAAAGGCAATTTTAACCAATGGAAAAATGAGCAAAAACCAGCAGGCGTTACAGTAAACTATGGCGCACCAGTTGCTGGCGTAGATGCGCAAGGCAATCCTGTGTTCTTTCAGCCTGCTAAAGGCGGTGGCGCTCCTGCTATTGTGCCAGGTGTTGCGCCTCCTCCAAAAGAAGAAAAAGCGCCTACAGAGTCACAAGCTAAGTCACAAACATTTTACAGCCAAATGACTTCTGCAAACAAAGAATTGGAAACATTAGAAAATCAAGGCTTTGACCCAACAAAGATAACTAATCAAGTTCAAACATCTGTGGCTGGAACGCCTTTGACAATTGCTGTATCTCCTGCTGCACAACAAGCAAGACAAGCACAAGAACAGTGGGCTGAATCATTTCTGCGCGTAAAAACTGGCGCTGCCGCAACACAAGGTGAAGTTGATAGAAACGTAAGAACATTTTTCCCACAAGTTGGCGATAGCGCTGCTGTAATTGCACAAAAAGCAAGAGCAAGAAAACAAGCAGAGCAAGATGTATTGCAAATGACTAAGCCTGAATATGCAAAACAAATTATGCCTAAATCAGAGCAAATGCCAAAAACTACGCGCAGAAAATTTAATCCAGCAACAGGAAGGATAGAATAATGCCACAGATTATTGAAGTTCCTGGTTATGGCGAGGTAGAGTTTCCTGATAATATGTCAGACGAACAAATATCATCTGCTATTCAGCAAAATATAATGCAAGCACAGCCTGCGCCACAAACTCCACAGCGCACGTTGCCACAAGAGTTAGGCAGGCAAGTAGGATTAACTAGTCGTTACTTAACAGAAGCCGCAACAGGTTTGGGTGACATTATTGCAAGTCCAGTTCGCGCTGGATTAAATGCAGTATTGCCTGAATCAATGCAAATTCCAACAATAACTGATGTTGCTGGCAGACGTTTAAACTTGCCGCAGCCTGAAACTCCAACAGAGCGCGTTGTTGGTGATGTTAGTCGTGCATTAGCATCTGCTGGCATGACTATGGGTTTAGCTGGCGCAACTGCTCCTATATCACAAGCAGGACAAGCGGTTAGAACAGCATTGACAGCAAATGCACCTACACAAGCAGCTGCGGCTATTGGCGGAGGTGCTGGTGCAGGATTGGCTCGCGAATCAGGTGGTGGAACTGGCGCTCAGATTGCAGGCGGATTAGCAGGAAGTTTACTTGGCGCAGGAATTGTTAAGCCAGCGCCTATTGGCAAATCAGTTAAAGAGCTACAAAACGCAGGGCGCGACAAAGTGCTTAAAGAAGCTCAAAAGCAAGGTTATGTTGCATTACCTAGTGATGTAGGTTCAGGTAAAGTTACTCGAGCGTTGGAAACCGTTTCAGGTAAATTTAAAGCAGAAGAATTGGCAAGCGCTAAAAATCAGCAAGTAACTAACAGCCTTGCTCGTAAATATTTAGGAGTTGCAGACGATACTCCATTAAACACAGAAACATTAGATACTTTGCGTGAAAATGCTGGAACTGTATATGTTCAAGCAGCATCATTGCCGGCTAAACAAGTTCAAACAACTAAAAATGGATTGGTTCGTAGTAGCTTAACAAGAAATGGCGCAGAAATTGTAAACGATTTAAAAGTTGCGCGTGATGATGCTAGATCATTGTGGAAATCTATTGCAATAGGAACTGACAAGCCAACAGAAGTTAGAAACGCTGCTATTTCTGCTGATAACCGTGTGCGTCAATTAGAATCTGAGCTTGAAAGATTAGCCAAACAAAATAATCAGCCTGAATTAATGAGCCAGTTGAAAGATGCTAGAACTCAAATCGCCAAAATATATACAGTAGAAAAAGCAACAAACCCTGTTACAGGCTCAGTTGACGCTCGCGCTATTGCTAAACAATTAAACAAAAAAGCACCGATAACAGGTGAATTGCAATTAATTGGCAAGTTTGCACAAGCGTTTCCAAAAGTTGCAAAGCCTGTTGCAGAGCAGCCAAATCCATTTAGCATTTATGATGTAATTGGCACAAGTTATGGTGTTGGCGCGGCTAATCCTTTAGTTGCTGCTGTTCCTGCCGCTCGCGTAGCTGGTAGATATGGGGTATTGTCAAAACCAATTCAACAAAGATTTGTAAATCCAACATATCAACAAATAACAGCTCCGTTTGTTCCTTATCAAGGATTACTTAACGAATAACTAACAATAAGAAAGCAAGACACATGACACAAGTTCGCGACACACACGCACACACAAGGATAGATGAATTGGAAAAGTCAATAAGAACTTTGTACGAAGAGCATAGCGAGATAAAAATTGCTTTGCATGAAAACACTTTGCTTACTAAGCAGATTGCTGATAACACTGGCGAAATGGTGGACATATTTAAAAACACAAAAGGTTTCGTAAATACGTTATTATTTATTAAAAAAATCACCTTGCCTTTTGCAATAGTTATTACAGCAGTTTATGCTTATTTCAAAGGTCATGTATGAAACAAGTCTTAACCAATCAAATTACATTCTGCAAAAAATGTAATCACGCATTTATCATTAACGTAGAAGGTGACGAAGATACTTGCGATGCTTGCATAGCAGAGGCAGAATTGACACATGAACTTATAGACGAAGGCATATTGCCAGGAGCGCACCATGAATGAGGAAGTATTTGAAAGCATTTTAGGCTTAGTTATTGAAGGTTTTGGCTCTGATGGTGACGACCATTTTTTTATTGAATTAAGCGATGGCTCAGAGATTGAATTTATGACTGACGAACTTGGTCAGTTAGAAGTAAATTATTACAAAGGATTTTTAGACGCATGAACGCACAATGGGATAAATATCCAAACTTTAGCAAAGCCGAGTTTGACTGCCGTGTCACCGCAGAAAACAATATGCAGCATGAGTTCATGGAAAAACTGCAAAAGTTACGCAATATTTACGGCAAGCCAATGACAATCACATCAGGCTTTCGCTCAGTTAAGCATCCTATTGAAGCGGCTAAAAAAGGCAAGGCGGCTGGAGAGCACACCAGAGGCATGTGTGCTGATATTGCTTGCACGACCGGTCAAGATAGGTATCAGTTAGTTAAGTTAGCATTAGAAGTAGGCTTTACACGCATTGGCATCGCTAATAACTTCTTGCACATAGGATTGGGTGGCAGAGGTTTGCCTAATAATGTAATTTGGGATTATCAATAAGGATTAGTATGGGTTTACTAGACACATTAAAAGAAAAGGCAAAGCAAGTATATGGTCAAGGCTTGCTTAATCAAGTTATTACTAATCCTGCATCAGTAGGGCAAGAATTATCACAGTTATTTGACCCTAACTATATGCGTCAAGTTAAACCAATGTCACAAGAGGAAGCGCTTGATGTAGCATTATCAGCACCTATGATGTTGGGTACATTAAAAAATGCTCAATTAGATAAGTTAGCTAAAGAAAAATTTGGAACTACATTTTATCCTGCTGAAACTGGTTTTATTATGGATGATTTATCAAGGCTTGATTTTACTGGCAGAAATGAAGCGCAAGGGTATAGAAATATAGCGAATAGATTTATACCTGAATCAGGGAAACCCGATTATTTAAAAATGCAAAGAAGTACAGACCACAGAGCTGTTCATTCATTAATTCCAGAGCAAAATTATGGCTGGGAAGGTTTGTCTAAATTTATGGATGAAACTGGCGCTATTAGATATGATGCAGATACTGGTATTTCTTTAGTAAATACAAACAAACCAAATCCTGCTCAAATTGAAAGAGTGGTAAACGATTTTAGAAAAAGCAATACTCCGTTAATTATTGATATAGATAGAGCAAAAGACGGTCAAAATTTAGCATCAAAAGAATTTATTAATCCAACTGTTGATCAAGTAAAAAGATGGGTTAATAAACAATATAAAGGTTTATTGGAATAATCAACAAGGAGCAATAACATGAATGACGTAAAAGGTATTTTACAATCTAAAACAGTTTGGGGCGCTGGCCTTGCTGTAGTAGCTACACTTGCACAACTAGCAGGCTATGACATTGGCGATACAAACTTTCTTGCAGAGCAAATTGTAGCTGTAATCGGTGGCTTGCTTGCTATCTATGGTCGCGTTACTGCCGTAACTAAACTTGGCAAATGAAAACGATAGAGATTATATTGCGGTTGATAGATAACCTATTGACCGCTATTAAATCACGAAAGGCTCAGAATGAACGTAACGAGCTGGAGCAAGATCCTTTTACTTGGTATGTTGATAAGTTCGGTGGCAGCTTGTACCCACCAGACGATAAAGCCGACAAAGCCGACACTAAAGATTGAACCGCGTCAAGATGGTGGTATTTGCTTAAACCGAGAAAATGCAATAGAATTAGGCAACTACATTCTGGAGCTTGAACGTGCTAGATGATAATTTAAAGCAGTTTGCTACAGCAAGACAGATTGAATATATAGATGCGGTAAATGAACACGGCTCATTACGCAAAGCAGCAATAGCGTTAGGAGTTTGTAAAGGTACTGTACAAAACTCAATCGATATTGTAAGGCGCAAGGCTGCTAGGCAAGGTTTCAGTCCAGAGCATGACATGACGCATATAGCGCCTGAGCCTTTTTTAGTTAAAGGTATTTCTACCTACTACAACAAAGACGGAAAGCCAACAGGTCAATGGGTTAAAACCAGCATTGACAATCAGAAGTTAGAACAAATGTTAGAACAGACTGTTTTAGCATTAAAAGATGAAATTCCTCGCGTTAATCCAGTACAATCTCCACAACACACAAATTCAAACTTGCTTAACTGCTATGTGGTTACAGATTATCACATGGGGATGCTTTCCTGGCATGAGGAGTCAGGCGCAGATTGGGATTTAAAAATAGCAGAAGAACTTCTTGTTAAATGGTTTGAGCAAGCTATCGCACAATCACCAAATTCAGAACGTGCAGTATTTGCACAAATGTCAGACTTTCTTCACTTTGACGGACTTGAACCTTTAACTCCAGCAAGTAAGCACTTGCTTGATGTAGATTCTCGATTTGCCAAATTAGTTAGAGTTGCTATCAGAGTTTTAAGGCAAGTAATAGATATGCTATTGCACAAGCACAGCCATGTTCACGTTATTATGGCAGACGCTAATCATGATCCAGTCAGTCAAATATGGTTACGTGAATGGTTTTCTGTATTATATGAAAACGAACCGCGCATAACAGTAGATACAAATCCAAGTCCATATAATGCTTATGAATTTGGCAATACAGCATTATTTTTCCATCATGGGCATAAACGTAAAGTAACAAACGTAACAGAGGTATTTGTGGCTAAATATAGAGAAATGTTTGGTCGCACAAAATATGCTTATGCACATTTAGGACATTTGCACTCTATTGACGTTAAGGAAAACAACTTAATGATAGTAGAGCAACACAGAACACTGGCTGCTCCTGACGCTTATGCGGCTCGCGGTGGCTGGTTGTCAGGGCGTGATGCTAAAGTTATAACGTATCATCGTAACTTTGGTGAAGTTTCACGCATTACTATCAATAGCGATATGTTGAAGGATTAGCGATGAAAAAACTATTAGCATTATTAGCCTTACCTTTAGTAGCAAATGCAGAGTTACCGCAAGAGCTTGTTATGCCTACCGATGTGGGTAAAGTAGCAATCACAGTCAAAGAATGTACAGTGCAAAACCGTCATGGTTTTATATACGAGGCTTATGCTACCGAGTGGAAGGATGGCATGAACATTGTACATAAAGGTTGCTGGCAGAAAAAAGGCGACATTGTTTACATTTGGTTTCATGATGAAGAGCCGCCAGTAGTTGCAAGCTATAAAGATCATTACTTTAAACCACAAGACAAATTGTAGTCACAACTAATGATAATGCTGATGTAAATGTGTATATAAAAGCGCAAAATGTTTACATATACACACTGATGTGTATATAAATTCTCAAAATATATACATTAGGAGATTATTATGAAATGGACTACACCTAGCGCAACCGAGTTAAGATTTGGTATGGAAATCACCGCATACGTAATGAACAAGTAAAAAAGAAGCCGCTATTATGCGGCTTTTAAATTGCGTATCGTGGCTTAATTAATACGCATGGGAGATTTACTTTCCTAAAACATCTTTTTCATCATATCCAACATTACCATTTTGAGCAATAGCTCTATCACGTTCTTCTGATTGCCAGTCTTCTGCATATTTTTTCTTTTTTCCAAAGATACGGTCGAAGTTTTCGTCAAATGCTTTGCGTTGCTCTGCTGTTAGTTTTCTGTATGTATCACCTTTGCCTGACATAATTATCTCCTTATTTACATCAAAAAGGCAAATCAGATTCCATATCATCAAAAGAATCTACTTTATCCATGCCTGCATCGCTCTTAGGCGCGTTATTTTCACTTGATTGACCGTTTGCCTTACCTAGCAATGTTAAATCGTTTACACGCAATTCTAGCGAATATTTTTCTGTGCCATCTTTAGCTGCGTATTTGCGGTTAGTCAACTCGCCTGATATGCCAATCCTTGTACCTTTTAAAAGCATTGGCGTTAAAGTTTCTGCACGTTTTCCCCACAAATTGCAGTTTAACCATGTTGTTACAGCTTTATCGCCATAACCTGATGTTAGCGCAAAGCTAAACTGTGCTACTGGATCGCCTTTATCAGTAAACCTTAACTCTGCGTCTTTACCTACGTTGCCTATTGCTGTTAATAAATTCATGTATCTCTCCTAGTAGTTTCTATAATAACCAAATTCACCATCTGCTAATATGTTGTACATTATACCAGCTTTATACAACTCTTTGATACTACGCTTAATTCTAGCTTTGCACCTAGCGCCTGATTCTTTGTAAAACAGTCTAGCTAGTTTTATCTTGAGTTTTTTCATCATGTTTCCTTTGTAGTTTACGTTGCTGTTTAGGATTGTACGGTCTGCCCATTATTTTTTCCTTAATGGATGTATCGTGCGTTTAGTGATACTGCATTTGCGCTTATGAGCTTCAATAAGGTAATGGTCTTTTTTAAGTTCATTACACCTGGCAGAGACAGCGTTAATCGGTATGCCTGTTTGCACGCTAATCTCTTGCAGCGAGTAGTCTTTTTCTCTGCTCATTGCATCAAGTATAGATTGCGCTTGATGTCCAACTAATCCGCTAACTTTAATGTCACCATAAGTTTCAATGCTAGTATCTCTAACTGACATGATTACACTCCTTTATTTGCTTCAGCTTGCTTTTTAAGTGAGCTACGTGTTTTGCTATCAAGTAAAGTCCACAAGTATTGCTTTTCACTATTAAGCAATTTTACTGATTTGTTATAAGCGTCTTGTGGTTTGCTATCTGCAACATCTGCAATAAGTTCTATTGCTAGGTCACGGATAAACTGTTGTGCTTCTTCATCAAGTTCATCGTATGGACTAGCTGGTAGCTTTACTTGATTAAACTTTGAT